TAACTGTCCCAACGTTCTCTACTGCCCGTACACCGTCATCACCAGCGCCCTGTGCTCTTTGTCGCCTGCGTCGCGGGGCCTCGATCGGAGTTGTGGTGACCTTGTGCGGTGCCCCGTCTCCAAGGCAGATCTGATTGCCAACCATGACTGCGAAGAAATTCCCCGGGGCGACACGAGGACGGTCACCGGGAAGAACGGCTTGTCAGCCTTCGCCAATATCAACGTCGCCATCGTCGCCGTCATTGTCAGCACATTACTCACCGTATTGTACTCGACATTGAAACGGACAAGTGTTGGACTGCATTTTGCAGTGCAGATCAACCTAGGCGAGAACAGAGTAGTTTGGTGCTTAAAGCCTACCAATCAGTTCAGCTTCTGGCAGATCCTCTGGCATTTACGAACTATCCTCCGTAGCCGACCACGCCGTCTGCGCCCCTCGGTCATTAGGGCCCCACCCTCTGACCTCAACCCATTCGGCACCATCATCTACGGAGTGTCACACGTGGACCAGGACTCTCACAGTCCGGTCTGTTGTTATAACGTAGCATGCGACTCCACGGTCACGACCTTTGATTCAGAGGCGTGCAATATCGTGCGAGCTCATAACGCATCAGCCAAACGCCTGCTCGCCCGCAGCAGCTTTGGCCTTAGCTACAGTGGAGCCGTCCGGCTCACCAGTGCCCAAATCCAAGTCGGCATTTTGGGAGTCACTTATCAGGACGGAACCCCCCGCAACGCTGTCGCCTACACCAGGCAACCCTCAGTCAACAATTATCAGTTCGCACCTGATGACTACCCCGAGGAAGTTCGTGATATGCTAGAACCCTATTTTGACGGGTGCACCGAAGGATGCACGTACGTACCGTGTCGTACCCGTCAGAACACTGTTGTTGGAATTAGTGAAAGAGTCACTAAAGTCAAACCTGTATTACCCGCCAACCTATCTCCCTCGCAAAGAAACACCATATCCGAGTTCATCAGGCTATACCTGAACGACGTCGGTGCCGCAAAAGTCCCGCTCATGACTGAGCAACAGGTCTACGAACGGCAGTCTCGCGCCAGCCAACGTGCCGGCAACGACGAAGCTATGGACATCCTTTGCGAGGAATGGCTCCGGTACGATGCCAAAGAGGGGCGCCAGACCAAATCATTCCAAAAGAATGAAGCTTCTGGCAAGCCTGGCGACCCTCGCAACATCACCCCCATGCCACCCAAGGTTAGGATGCAGTGCTCCCGCATTGCAATGGCAATCGCTTCGGTTATGAAATACACCAAGTGGTATGCCTTCGGCAAGACCCCGTGCGAGGTCGCGCAAGCCGTCGCTGGCCATGTCAGCGACGCGCGCACAGACACCATCGCTCTCGGGGACTACTCGAGAATGGACGGAACTGTCAACCACCTCATCCGCGAGTTTGACACCGCTTTCATTAGGGCCAATATCATCGATCGCGACTGTGAGGAGTCGCTCGAATGGTATGGCCTTTCCATCAACAACTAAGTCAAAGCCGGCTTTGGAGTCTGGTATGACCAGGACTTCAGCCAGGCCTCTGGTGACCCTTTCACCTCGGCCCTCAACACCGCGCGTAATGCCTTCGTGACCTATTGCTGCCTCCGTGCATCGTTAAGTCCCAAGGGCGCCTACGCCAATCTCGGTCTTATGGCCGGCGATGACTCCATCCAGAGAAATCTGGAACCAGTACGATCTATCAAAGTTGCGAAGCAGTGGGGCTTCACGCTTAAATTTGAGATGCGCCGCCATGGCGAATCAGTAGACTTCCTATCCAGGCACTATGCACCTGAGGTTTGGAGTGGGGCCACGGACAACATTTGTTCCGTGCTCCGCACCTTATCCAAATTCCATGTATCACCCCTCACAGGTAGCGTCCCCCGGGACGCCATCGCCTACATGAAGGCCCGGGCGCTTTTCTGCAATGACTTCAGAACAGTGCTCGTCGGCCAGTGGGCGCTCAAAATCATGGAACAAACTGCTGCAACCTACCATGTCTGGATACGCAAAGCCAAGAAAGGTTCTGTCGAGCGCATGAACCACTCACTGCCCTGGAATTACACCTGGGTGCAGGCCCAAGAATCTGCTGAAGCCAGTTCCTACCAGGCCGTCACTGATGACGCGCCGCTATCGGATGACTGGCAGCACGCCATCCTGGAGAAAGAGTTCGATGCCGAACGAATCCAGGACTTTATCACGTATCTCGAAGACCCCACCACTCCCTGGGATGAACCACCCACTCTCAAGACCGCACCGCCCAAGCAACGGGAAATGCCATACCTGCTAAACGACGATTTGATCCCGGCTAAACAAGCCCCGTCCCCCCGCAAGTATGACCCCAAGCCACGCGACGTCCGGCCTCGACTGAGAGAGTGCCCCAGAGACTCCTGCCGCAACGCAATGCCTTGTCGAAAGCACGCAAGACCAGAGAAGAAAGAGACGCCCTGCCCGGTGGCCGAGCCTCTTACGATTCAGTCCATTGGACCGAAAATGCCCAGTCCCGCTAGCAGCCCCGAATGGCCGCCCCAGGACTGCGAGCCAAAACGCCGACGCAAAGTCCGCTGCGCACGCGGCGACAATGTATCTGGCTTTTACTCTGGCCTCGAACCCTGCCACCAACAGGTGGAAGCCGGAACAAACAGGTTTTGTTACGACTGCCACGCTATCTATCTGACTGCCATGAAACCCTTGAGCATGGATCATGACCAGTCCGCGAAGACTCCAGGCAAGGAGTCCAAGCCACCCCAGAAGCCCGCGAAGAGCAGCGGTCGTCCCCAGGGACTCAGGGGTGGGCGCGTCAGACGACCAGGCCGTTAGGCCTGGTTGTCTGACGCGCCACGTCATGCCCCG